AAAACACGTTTCCGTGTAGAAGCCTTCCAGAAGAGAGAAGCATACAACGGTGTTAATTATCCCAGGAATATTTCAACTGTTCCGACCGCACATAATTTAGAGTGGTCATCATATACATTGTCTTTCAAGGAAGATTGTCTTAAGAAGACATCTTGGTATCAACCTTGTCGGACACCGTCCCAAATTGCTGATGCGGTTATGGATCTTGCGAGTCTTAATGACACTTTGATTGAAACCGATTATAGCAAGCTTGATGGCTCACTTTGTCATTGGTTACGGAAATATGTTGAAATTGCAGCTTATGCCTATTGGGTCTCACTTGAGCACAAGGAGGAGGTGCGCAGATTGATCTGTTCTGAGATTAACTCCCGCGGAGTTACTAAGAATGGAATTAAATACGATGTTGGTAGCACTCGGTTGAGTGGATCTCCCAGTACTACCGATGGTAATAGTATGATCTGTGCATTCGCATCATATTGTGCATCTCGTGAATATGGCATGAGTTCCACGGAAGCGTGGAATGATATTGGACTTGTATACGGGGACGACGGGTTAAAATCCGGTCGCGTACCAGATACATTGGTTCAAACAACAACTGCATCCTTGGGGTTGGATATGCGCGTCTGCAATAGAGCAGTACGTGGACACCAGGTTTCATTCCTATCCCGCATCTTTATTGACCCATGGACAATACCTGCATCGATACAGGATCCCAAGAGAACACTTCTTAAGTTACACACAACACGTAATGTTGCTAGTGATATTACTGATGTTGGTGTTAGTCGTGTCAGTGCTTATTTGGTTACTGATGCAAAATCACCATTTATATCTGATTGGTGTCAGGCCTACTTACGATGTGTTGGAAGGATTCCCAATTTAGTGGAGGATTTTGATGAGGATAGCACTTGGTGGTCACGCGAAATGAATTGTATTCAAAATCCGTGGCCCCAGTGTGATTCTGAAATTTCTTTACCTATTGTGGCAGATGTCTTAGGTGTTAGCTGTGGCGAGTTACAAGACCACATTTATAAACTTCGTGTTTATAATGGCAATGTAATGGAAATACCACAGCTTAGTGTTAGTCCAATTGCACCTAAGATCAGTGCTGTATTGGACGGTGAAATACACCATGCAGGTGCAAGTCAAGTCAAGACAGATGATGGCAACCGCAAACCCAGTCCACCCAAACCAGATGGCGGAAACGCTAAACAACGAAATCGAGATACTAGCCACTCGAGTGTACCAGTTCGGACTCGAAAGAGCAGGGAAGGCAGAACCCTGCAATCGAAACGAAATGATACAGCAAGTGGCAAGTCAAATGTCGCTGGTGGCAAAGTTGGTGGCTTCGGTAAAGATAGTCGGTCAGTTAAAGTGACCAACAAACATACCAAGAAGGGCAAACCTGTTAGGAACGGACAGGAAGGTTGAATGGTTATTATTAATTAATG